AGAGTGACAGCAACGGTGGAAAAGAAAGACAGGGATTCAAGGCTGAGACTGTTGGCCAAACAGAACACAGACTCAGAAATATTCAATGTCAAGGGACAATGGACATCAGCAGGTGACAAGATTGACATCAATTACACAGTGCCTTTGGTGTTTGGTGAAAAGACAGACATAGAACTCAGAGGCAAGATGGGCTCAGTGGCCACAGCAATGGGTGGTGAATTTGACATCATCTTGGAGAAAAATTAATGAAATTATCAGTACCACAATCAGAAGTAGCAAAGTCAAAGGCAAGATTCCGCGTTTTGGCGTGTGGCAGGCGTTGGGGGAAAACAACACTGGCCATCAGGGAACTGGCATACCACGCCAAGGAACCTGAATCAGTGTGTTGGTATCTCACAGGATCATACAGGGCCGCCAAGGGCTTGGCCTGGGAACCACTCAAGACACAACTGGGCAGACTCAACTGGATCAAGAAAGTGAATGAAGCAGAATTGACAATAACATTGAAGAACAACTCAAAGATATGCCTAAGGGGATCAGAGAACCCAGATGCCCTAAGGGGTTTCTACATCAAAGGCATCCTTATTATGGATGAATTCCAAGACATAGATCCCAAGGCCTGGGAAGTTATGAGACCAACGCTGTCAGACCACAAGGCAAGGGTCCTTGTGTGTGGCACACCAAAAGGCAGATCAAACCAACTGTTTGACTTCTTCCAGAGGGGACAGGACACCACAGAGTCAGAATGGCAGAGTTGGCAGTACACCACAGCACAGGGTGGATGGGTTGATGATGATGAACTAAACCAAGCCAAGAGGGACCTTGACCCAAGGACCTACAGGGTTGAGTATGAAGCAGAATTTTCAAACTATGAGGGCGTGGTCTATTACGCCTTTGACAGGGCCAAACACATCAAGGACATCACATTTGATGGACCACAACAAATCATCCACTGTTCATTGGACTTCAATGTCAATCCTATGTCAGCGGTGTGCTTTGTGTACAAGGACAACCATTTCTACATCATTGATGAGATTGAGATGTATGGATCAAACACAGATGAGATGTGTCAGGAGATCCTTACCAAGTTCCCCAATGCCAAGGTGTTCGCGTATCCAGATCCATCAGCCAAGGCGAGGAAAACATCCGCTGGTGGCAGGACAGATGTAAGTATATTACAAAACAATGGCTTCATAGTAAAGATGTACAACAAACATATGGCGATCAGGGACAGGATCAATTCAGTGAACACAGCATTGATGAATGGTGCTGGTGAGACCAGTGTTTCAATACATCCAAGATGTAAGAAATTGATAAAGAGTTTGGAGAGACAGATCTACAAACCAGGCACATCACAACCTGAGAAGGACACAGGGTATGATCACATACTTGACGCCCTTGGGTATGGCGTTTCATTCCTGAAACCAGTGAGGAGAGACTTTGAGCAACAACAACAACCAACAACTTGGGGGGTAAAGGTAGCATAATATGGCACAGCAAATATACACTACAAATCAAGATCCTGAAGACTTCGCGAGCCTTTATGATCTCATAGGTGTTCATCCAGAATACCACAATCACTATCAGAGGTGGCAGTTCCTCTACAATTCTTATATGGGAGGCCATCAGTTCAGGATGGGCAAGTACCTCACAAGGTATGTGTATGAATCAGAATCAGAGTATGTCCAGAGATTGGTCACAACACCATTGGACAACCACGCCAAGGCCATAACACACACAATGAATTCATTCCTGTTCAGGCAGAAGCCTGAGAGGGATTTCGCAAACATCAAGAACAACCCAGAGTTGGAACCATTCCTCAAGGACGCTGACCTTGATGGCAGGAGTTGGGACGCCTTTATGGCGGAGGTCAACATACATTCAACAATCGCTGGCCACTGTTGTGTGCTGTTGGACAGACCACAATCAAACGCTGGCACAAAGGCTGAGGAGTTGGCACAGGGCATCAGGACATATGCCACGCTGTTCACAGCACCAAACATCCTTGACTGGCAGTTTGAGAGATTACCATCAGGACATTACCAATTGAGTTATTTGAAATTGCTTGAGGTTGAGCAGAGAGCGTATGGGCAGGTATCTGACTACTTTGTCAGAACTTACACCAAAGAAGACATCACACTTGAGAAGTATTCACCAACCAAGCGTGATGGTGGACAGGAGGTCCTAAGCATCATACCAAATGAACTGGGCAAGATACCAGCGGTGTTTGTGTATGATCAGAGATCACCTGTGAAGGGCATTGGTGTCAGTTTCATTGGAGACATCTGTGACGCCCAGGCCTACATAGCCAACCAGACCACAGAGGTTGAGCAGTTGATCAGACTACAGAACCACCCTTCTTTGGTGAAGACATCAGACACAGAGGCTTCAGCGGGTGCTGGGGCAATCATCACAATGCCACCTGAACTGGATGGGAACCTTAAGCCTTTCTTGCTTCAGCCAAACTCACAGTCAATTGATGGCATCCTGAAATCAATACAGGCAACCATTGACAGCATTGACAGGATGGCACATATGGGGGCACTGAGGGCCATTGAGACAAGACAGATGAGCGGTGCCGCGATGGTGGCTGAGTTCACACTCTTGAATTCCAAACTTTCTGAGAAGGCCAAGCAGATGGAACTTGCTGAGGAGCAGATCTGGAGATTATGGGCTGAATGGCAGGGACTGACATTTGATGGTAACATTATGTACCCAAACACATTCCACATCAGGGACAAGTCAATGGATATGGACCTATTGGAGAAGGCCGCGAGGACACAACCAAGTGATCCATTGGTCAAGAAGGCCATTGACAGGAAGATACTGGAGATCATTATGGATGAGGATGAGATTGAGGCCTTGGAGAATGAAGAGGGAGAGGCTGTTGAACTTGAACACCCAACAACCACAGCCACTGACAGGAGCCCACACATACAGCAGATGATTATGGATGGCTACACTGATCAGCAGATGTTGGACCTACACCCAGAGATCACACAGGCAGACATTGATCAGGCCAAGCAGGATCTTTTAGACCAAAACAACCAATAAATCATAGACATTTTGCTGTGTTTCAATATATAATCTTAGTATGAGCAAAAATCCTTTAGACTGGAATCCCTATGATTGGTTGATTGGCCTTGAGACTATGGTCACAGACATCAGGACCAAACACAACAAGTTGGTCAAGAAGAATGATGAACTGATCATTAGCCACAACACACTATCACACAGGGTGGAGGACCTTGAACTACAGGTCAAGAGCCTTGAGAAGAAACTACAACTAAAGAACAATGTGGACACGCTGGTTGATTTCTGGGAGAAGGCAACAAAGAAAGCAAAACAGAAATGAAGACAATAGATCTTAAGGCTGAGATACTGGCTGACACCTGGATGGAGTATGGCGGCACTGGCCTCTCAGAGAAGGAGGAGAAGTTTGAACTGATGACAGACTACATCACGCTGTTGGAGGGCAAGACCCACACCAAACAGTTTGAGGATGCTTTGATCAGATTGAAGGCAAGGGAATTGGTGGCCAAATACCAATCAAAGAAAACACTAACAAGGATGATGAAGAGAAATGGCAAAGTATCAGGGAAGAACAGTTAAGTTGAACAGGCCTATGAGGGGCGATGTTAAAAAATTCAAAGTGTTTGTGAAGAACAAACAGACTGGCAAGATCAACAAGATCAATTTTGGCCAGAAGGGTATGAGCATAGGCAGGAAAGATCCAGCCAGGCGTAGAAGTTTCAATGCCAGGATGGGTGCTGTGCTCAAAAAGGTCAGGGGACAGAAAACACTGTCACCAGCATATTGGGCCCTGAGGAGTTGGGAGAAAGGATTCAAACTGTAATGGGACAAGCATACAAGAAAGGCACATCTACATATTGGAAGAAATGTTATCACAACGCCAAGTTCAGTGCCAAATACAGGAACATAGATTGGCAGTTCACTCCTGAACAATGGAGACAATGGTGGTTGGACAATGGTGTTGACAAGAACCAACCAAGACACTATAAGGGTGATTCATTTGTGATGGCGAGATATGGTGATCAGGGTCCATACCATCCTGACAATGTGTATATTACCACAAACACAGGAAATCTACAAGATGCTGATCATACCTATGACAGGAATCCTAAGCGAGGACCAAGAGATGTTGGTTGTAGATCAATACACACACCATATGGCGAATATAAAAAGATAAAGACAGCGGCTGAACAGTTGGCAGTTGATGTCACCACAATCTACAACAGAATGAAAACCAGACCAACAGAATACTATTACCTATGATATTGGATCACAAGCACCTGCTGATCAGGGCAGAGTGTGAACGCATACCAGGCAGGGATTTTGACCTAAAGGCTAAATTGGAGGATTTGGTGGATCTGATAGATATGAAGATTTTGGCTGGACCTATGACAGCGTGGTGTGATATGCCAGGCAACATTGGTTGGTCAGGTACCACAATAATTGAGACATCACACATAGCGTGGCACAGTTGGAATGAGACAGGACTGTTGAACCTTGACATCTACAGTTGTAAGGACTTTGACATACACAAGGTGATAGCCTGGGCGGAGGAGTTCCAACCAACACATATGGACTACAAGTTCTTGGACAGGAACAACAGTTTCAAGACATTGGAGCAACACACACTGGAGTTTGACCATTGAAGGGCAAGGGCACAATCACACACATAGAACTGTTTGACACACCAGCACACCTGGCACTTGAGGCCGCCTTGAAGGACTACTACTACTGGTGGAAATACTGTAAGAGGTTGAAGTCAAAGAACAGTGCCTTTATGGCCAGGAAGGCCCTACAAAAGGTCAAGACCCTGGCACACACCAGGAAGTTGGAACTGTTGTCACTTTACTCTGTGGATCCCAAGCGTAAATATGTGAACAACATACAAAACAAGGAGAAGCAAGATGAAAACATACAGATCAAGAGCGGGCAGGGGAGCAATGAAGGCCGCAAAGAAGATGAACAAGAAAAAAGGTAAGAAGTCTTACAAGAAGAAGTAGTCTAAACCAATATTCCTTAATCATATAACATTATACCTTAAATAGGTGTATAAATAACAAAACAATTCCAATATGAAAGGAAGCACTCAAATGGAAGAGACTAACATCCAGCAGTCTGAAGCAGAGGCAACTGAGACCAAAGCACAAACAGACTCTAAAAACAAGGAAACCACTCAGGAAACTGTATCAACCAGTTCAAAAACCTACACCGCGGAAGAGTTCAACAACGCTATGGCATCTGTCAGAGTAAAGGCAGAAAAGCAGGCAATGAAGAAATGGGAAGGGGTGGATGTTGAGAAGTATAACCAATTGCTCAAGGCTGAAGAGGAAAGACAACTTGAGGCTGAGAGGGCGAAAGGTAACTTTGAGAAGGTGTTGAAGGAAACTGTCTCCAAGAAAGATGGTGAGATCAATACACTCAAACAGAGACTACAAAGCCAAATGGTGGATGGTGCTATAATCAGTGCCGCCAGCAAGTACAAGGCCATATCTCCAGAACAGGTCAAGGAACTCCTTGCCAAGAATGTGAGATTGAGCGACAAGGGTGAAGTAGAAGTTGTTGGGGAAGAAGGTGGTGTGAAATACACTGAAACTGGAGATCCCTACACAGTTGATACACTGGTAAAAGAGTGGTTGGACAAGAATCCGCATTTCTCTCAACCAGGACCCAAAGGAGCAGGTAGTCAGAGCAATACTTCTTCAACCACAGGTACTGGACAAGTTGACATCAGTAAATTGGATCTGAACAATTCAGAACACAGAGCGATCTATAAGCAATTAAGAAATGAACGCCTGAAGAAGAATAGACAGATCATTTAAACTAACAACTTGTAGAACCAGAGGAGAAATATAATGGCTACATATAACAACACAACATCATCAGCGTCAGCGTTGTTGACAAATGTCTTACAAGAGGCAATTTTCACAGCATCTGAAAGATCAATCGCTGGTGACCTGTTCCAAGTCTTTGATATGACTGGAACACCTGGATTAACAGCACAGATACCTGTGTATCCAGAAATCAGTGCCGCAGATTTAACTGAAGGCACAGCACTAACCTCATCTGAATCAATCACTCCAGCGACTGTGACAATTACAGCGGCTGAGATTGGTGCCAGAGCAGACTTAACAGACCTATTAAGAG